CGATAAGGCACTTGCAGGTCAGGTATAACTACTGTTCGCTTAATCGTCATCCTCATCTTCGTAGGGGATATTGTCTATGCGGTTAGGCACGTTAGGCAGAATCCAGTCAGGATAGGCATCTTTTTCCATGATAATTCCTAGAGCAATATCAACACCAAAACCTGCTCGGCGTAATGCGCGGTACATCTCATGCAAGGAAATCGCCCATTGGTCGAGAGCGTTGTAAGTGTCTAGGTCTATGACCTTCTTCTTAGCCATAGGTAAAGTGTTACTTACCTAACAACTCAATTATGGTATCGACACGCGCTTCAAGGCGAGAGACCTGATCCTTCAGGCTTGAGCCGCCGTTGGGCTTTAACTCTGCTAGGTAATGTTTAATCATGAACTGCGTGTAAGCAGCCAAGCCGCCTAGGACTGTGACTATTCCTACAGCCCAAGCTGCGAGGTCTGCCGCGCTCATTTCTTAGGAGTTGCGTATCCGAATACGCCCGCTAGGACAGCCCAAAGGATAGAGCGATAATCAAGTGCAAAGTTAGATGCACCCCACGCTGCTAGGAAAGCACCTGCTGTAAGGATTGCTGGATTCTTCATGTTCATTATTCTCCGCCTATCATGGGTATATTAAAGAACGAGCCATCGAGATCACCCTTGCTCGTAAAGCTGATATGAAGATGAGACTTGTGGCTATTGCTCCCAGTATATTTTCGCCAAGCCCAGCGCCTCTTGGATGATGCAATTCGTCCATCGAATATAATGTATTTAATTCGTAAATCTCCAGACTTCGCACAGAGTCGAATCTGGTCAGCAAGGTATGGCATGAGGTCGGGCTTGGACTTTCCACAGAGATCGCGGTCAAGGTCAATGGCTCGAACAACTGATTTAGCACCTTTATCTGGGTTATGATCAGACTTAAGATGTGAATGTCGAGCATCACCAATCCACCCGTCCGAGGTTCTATCTCGATCTGGGTACGTATCATCGAGCTGCTCCCTTAGTTGCTGCCCTGCCTTGCATAGCCATGGGTTCATGCCAGTAGAAGCTTCGCCTCATCAGCGGTAATGCCTAGACGATCTAGCAGCGCAGCCTTAGCCACAGCGTTAGCTGCTGCCTGTGCTTCTTCTTCAGCCTTCTTCTCGGCTGCTAGTTCTGCCTGATAGGTAAGTTCTGCAACCTCGGCATCGGTCAATTCAATAATTGACTCCACGCCTGTCTCGCAGTTGATTTCGATTCGTGTTGGATTAGGCATTTTTGACTCCATATAGGTAGGCGGTTGAGTGCTGTAGAATTGTTTGAGAGGCTATGAAAATCTTAATGCTGTTGATTGCGGCAGTACCACTCCAAAGCCCAGCCTGTAATGTTGCATAGGCTTCTGTGCCATTGTTTTCGCCAACGCAGTCCACGCTAATAGACTTTTGAGTAGAACCTGCATAGTTTGGAATATAGAAATCTGCGTTACAGAAGGTATTGGCTGTTGAGTTATTTCCAACCATATCCCAAGATGCAAGAGAAGTCTGTCCTGTGTTCCCAGCACTAGCCGCAGCCGTCCCGCTTCCGTTTAACCTTTTCATCGAGTAATTGCTGCCTGAATCGCCGTTGAATTGAATTGACCCTAAGCCAAAGATTCCAGCATAGTTTGACCGACCTGAAAATCTTAAGCAAAGGTCTGTGTAGGTGCTAGGAATTGAACTGAAAGTAATATCCGCAGCCCCGCCTGACCCGACTGTAGAAGAAGCGATTAACTCAAATGTATTTGGCATTATGCGCTCGCAATTCCGTAAAGGGTAAAGGTTGAGCCATTAGCAAAGTTATACAGATTTGAGCCGTTGGCTGTGGCTGTATAGAGTTTGATGTTGGTTATTGCGGCGGTATTACGCCAAAGGCTTACTGTGGCAGTTGTGCCGTTAGCGGCAAGATTGACTCTTGAGATCATAGTCTTATAGGTAGTACTGTTGGAATAGTTCATAATGTTGGCAATGAAGTTCATCTCGACATTGGAATTGCCAATAATGTCATAAGAAATATCAGCAATCGTTCTTGCTGTTCCACGAGCTGAGGCGGCACTTGTGCCGTTGCCGTAAATATCAGTCACCGAATAGTTGCTTCCTGTGTCGCTGTTAAACCTTGCGCAAGGATAAGAGTTTGTCGTTGCTCCAAGATTACCAATGATTACAAGGTCTGTGTATGTGCTAGGGATAGACGAGAACTGCACTTCGCTGGTTGATGTACCTGAAATCGTGGTAGTGGCTATCGGCGTGTAAGTAGAACCTGCGGGCATTTATCTATCCTTTGATTCCGTAAAGGGCGAAGTGGGAATACTGGCTAAATGTGCCAATGATGTTAATTGAACTTACTGCGGCGGTGTTAAGCCACAATCCAGAGAAGAAAGTCAAAGTGCCACCTGATCCATTAACGTCAGTTCCAGCGAGTGAGCGGTGGGTTGTGTACTTATTTGTATTCTCATAATCGAGTATGTCCACAATTGCTACTGTTGGATTGCTTCCCGCAGCATTGTTGTAGGCAATAAAGCCCGAAGTCTGTGATGTTCCAGCGTTGGCAAGTGCGCTTGTACCTGTGCCGTAAAGCTGGTGGTAAGTATAGTTAGAGCCTGTATCGCTGTTGTATCGAATATTAACTCCGCCAGCAGTTGTTAAGAGTGCAGCTCGTATCTGTAAATGCTTGTATGTGCTAGGGATAGACGAGAACGAGATAGAACTTGAACCGCCACCGCCTACTGATACTGTGGCAATAGACTCGTAGGAATTGGTTACGGCTGGCGTACCTACTCCATGAATCGCAGCTATTTGATTAAGCAATTGCGCCTACCACGTACCAAGTGTCGGTTGCTGTCTTAATGCAGACGGCAGACTTGTACTGTCCAAGGGTAGGAGCAGCGGCTACTGCGCCCGCTGATAGGATTGTGGTTGTGCCTGATGTGACTGCGCTGATTGTGCAAGTACCCGCCCCGATATTAAGGACTGTGATGGCTGTGCCTACTGGGAAGGCTACGCTGGCATTGGTAGGGAGCTTAAAGGCGATGGCTGTTGCCTTGTTCATAATCTCTAGGACTTGGTACTGATCCGCTAGGACTGCTGTGTAGTCGGCTGTGTTGGCTGTGCCGACTGTAAAGGTTGGAAGGCTGTTATAGGTAGCCGCTGTTAATACGTCTCCTGTTGTGACTGGAAAGGTTGCCATTATGCTCCTAATAACTCAAAGTTGATGTGCCGATTATACCAAAGATAGTGCTACCAATAATGAAACCATCCACTATTGGCTCAAGCGTGGTGATTGCTACTTGCATCTTGTTTGCTGTTATATCCCAAGCGAAGCCCTGCGCCTGTAATGTCTTGTTGATAGTTGAACCTGACTCTGTAACGTTTGTGATGTCTAGGTTGTCAAAGTAATCAAGCCCAATAAGGGTATCAGTTGGTACTGCTGGGTCTAGTAAGTCCACCAGCATCTCGTCAATGCGGATAGTGGTCTCCTTGCGAGTATTGACATAGTTCTGGGCTATGCCTAGCACGATGTCATCTGTCTGCGCCACGAGGTTCTCTTGTGTCAGGCTGTGTGGGAAGTACTTGTCAATCGAGGACTGGCTATAGACCAGTTGAGCTGTGCCGCCTACGCGGTTGAACTTGACATCGTTAATGATGAGCTTGTCATCGAAGGCATACTTGACGTTGCGGTAAGGAATCCCTGTGGTCTGGTTAAAGGCGATAGAAGGCTCACCAAGGCTAGATGTAACCTCTGTGCGGTTGAGATATACGGCTGTGCCGTCTGCGCTCATGTAGAACGCTCCTAGCCCTTCAGAGAACTCTGCATTTTTAATGGCATCTAGGGTTGAGCGGTTGGTTGCAGGATCAGCCACGCAGGTCGAGACTCCAGTAGAGATTGAGCGCATAGATGCGGGAAATGACACATTGTCTAGAATCTTGTTAATGCGTGTGCCTGTGTCTTGCCCTGCTGCTGTGTCTGGGATAGTGCCTACGTTAGACATCTGTAGGAGACGGAAGCCATCGGTACACATGATGTCCACATAGGCTGTCTCCTGCCCTACAGGAAAGGTATAGCGGTAGTCATTTACATAGCCAGAGAATAGGAAGTGCTCTGCTGTTGCTGTAGTGGCAGAGATACGCAGCTTACGAAGTGGCACAAGATAGCCAAAGTAAGGCGAGGAAGGGTTCTGCGGGTTGAAATAGCCTAGCGGGTCTAAGACTCGGACAATGGCTGTGCCAGCGTCATAGGTGTCTTTCATGACGTTGCGACCACGCCTGATAGAGATGCTATACACGTCTGGCGTTAAATCAACTGTTGGGATAATGACATCGGATGAGCCAAAGGAATTGACCCCGATGACTCCGTTATCTGGTGAGCCGATGACGAACCCCGAACCAAAAGTTGCTCCGCCAGAGAAGTCGAAAGAGACGGCTATCTGTGCGGGTAGGCTCATAAGAAGAATCCAGAGTAACGCTCTAGTTGTGCCACCTTGCCAGAAGATAGAGAACTGTTCTGTAGGTTGCGGGCAATAGTCTCGGTAAGGTCTTGCTCGGATATAACTGATCCTTGAACGTTCACCACAACTGTGCTGCCAGCGTTAGGGTTGTAACTTAAGCCTGTCATCTGGTTGTAGGAAATCATGCCGTCTGAAGGGTAAGCAGATACGTTTGTCGCTGGTGGTGTTGGAACGCTTGTGTTGCCTTGTGGCGATGTAGGTACTGGCGCGTTAGTCATAATCGCTGCTGCCTTGCCAGCCAAGTAAGACAGGTAGGCATCGAGATACTCGAATGGGTTGCGAGCATTAGGCAACGCGGTTAGGAATCTAGCAAGGTTGCCTGAAGCATCTTGCGCCTTAAGAATCTGGTTAGTGAGGTCTCTGGCTACTGCTTCGTTGCCGTTAAGGATTGCAAGCTGCGCCTGCACTCGCATTGTTTCCTCTTGGGTAAGTTTGCCCTTAAGAGCTGCAACAAGTTGAATCTGCTCTAGGTCAAAGACTGTGGCAGACTTCTTTAGGCTGTTCTGCTTCTTCTGCTCGGCTGTCAGAGCCTTTGTAGATGCGACCTGCTTCTTGGTTAAAGCTGCAACTTCCTTGGCTCGCTTAGCGGCTGCTGCTTCTGCTTCGCGCTGCTGGCGTGTGCGGATTGCTGTACCTGCTGGTGAGGCTGAACGTCCGCGAGATACTGTTGGAGTGCGGTCAAGCGTTCTAGCCAGCAAGCCATCTGCGCCTGTAAGACCACCAAAGGAAGTAAGGAAATCAAGACCCTTGTATAACTTGGTTAAGCCGCTAATGGCTTGGGCTGTAGCCATCGTGATTGCGTTAATGCCCTTGGCAATATTCTCAATAGTCTTCTGTGCATCGCTAGCCTGTGATCCACCACCAAGGACTGCGAAAGCATCGACTAGACCCTTACCGATTGACTCTTTAGCGTTCTCTGATGAGACGCGCAACACATCTAATTTATATGAAGTGGTGGTTAGGTAATCCTGCGCTGCGCCAGCAGACTTAGCCAGCATGATGCCAAGAATCTCGTTAAAGCTCTTGGTCTGTAGTTCTGCGCGGGTAAGCCCTGTGTTGTACTTGATAAGTCCGCGAGTAATTCCTACATAGCCCTTGCCTAGGTCTGTAGTTACTGTGGCTAAATCTACGCCTGTGGCTCGGCTAATCTGGATAGCATTGTTAAGTAATTCTTGAGACTTGGTTAATGATCCTGTGATGTTAAGTAAAGACTGGAAGGCTGGGCGAAGAATGTCATCAGCGATTGCTGCGCTTCGCTCCAAGCCAGAGATAAAGTCTGCAACCTGTACTTTGGAGAAAGACAACCCAAGGTTATCAACTGCGCTGGATAATCTGCGAGCTGCCGCCTCATCTTCTGCAAAGGCTTTAACTGCTGCCTTGCCATAGGCTGCCATAGCCGATGCGCCAAGGGTAACGCCAAGGGTGCGCCCTAGCTTCTTGATTGTCTTGTCTAAGCCCTTGACTGACTTCTCTGCTTTGTTTAAGCCAGTCGCGTCCATCGTAGTAGCGATGCGGATTGCTAGGTCTGTCATTCCAGCCATTAGTCAGCCTTCCTTGCTCTAAATGCTATTTCGCCTCTTGCGTTAGACTTCTTTACAACTTTTTCGTTAGAGGCTTGGATAGCCTTCACAACTGCGGCAGTTGTCTTGCCTTGATCGTTAGCCCATGCTCTAAAGAGTAAGCGACCCTTGGTCTTGCGAGTTCTGCGACCTGCGCTGTTAGATTGCTGTGAATCAACCAATGGCGGTAACGCGTTAATAAACTGCCGTCCAGCGTTAGGGTTTGCAGATTTATTGACTGTCTTGTCCATCTGCCATTCTGTTATGAACTTGCCGTTGCGGTACTTCTTAACTCGCTGGGCTGGTGGTAATCCTTGGGGATTCTTACGCCCTGCGGTCTCGTAAATAGCACCAGAAGCAGATTTGTTAAAGATAGTTGCAAGGCTTCTAAAGCCTCGCTTGTTTGGCTTTGTAGGCGTTGTGGAGTAGCCCAAGCCCTTCTTAATAAGCCCAGCGTTAAAGGCTCGATACTCCCAGACTCCGACTGCGTTGCCCCAGCCGCTCAAAGGCGAATCGCTTGGCACGAATCCTCTAGCCTGATTAACTACCTTGCGAAGATGTCCAGCAATTTCCTTCTGGGTTTCCTTGGCTAACTCTGGCGCATATTGCTTCAGGGCTTTGCTAAGAGCTACGGCGTTGTCGAGTTCTACTGGCATCGCTTCGCTCCTTTGCTATGTCCTTTAATACCTGTACATGAGCCTTGAAAGCCATCGGAGAAAGTTCCACGATGGTGTTGAACGGAACTCCATACTCGTAACTTAATCTAGCCGCGAGATAGGTGAGGGAGTTCCGATCTAACCTAAAGGGTCAGACTCTAAGACCTCAACTGACTTGAGAGTCTCTAGGAATCCTTCCCCAAAGGGTTTGACTGTTTCACCCGAACGTCTAATTGCTTCCCAGCACAGCCAGTACACGTCTGACTGCTTCTGATCTTCAATCAAGGCTTTGTGAAAGCCCTTCTTGGCGTATTGCTCAAAGCTGTACTCCAAGACTGGAGTTATTTCGAACTCCTGTACTTGTCCGTCAGCCCTTGTGACTTTGAGTTTTGCCATAGCCCTTATCTCCTTCTTACGCTGTTGTGATTGCTACTGTACCAGAGACGTTCCAAGTTACAGATTGTGTGCCAAGGTCTCCAACTGCGCCGTTGATGTCGGTGAGGTTATTGACTAGGCAAGTCATTGTGTAAAGTGGGTTTGTCGCTGAAACTACTGCTGAAGTCTGCTTAGCTGTACCTGTTACGTTTGTGCCGTAAGCAGCATGTAGTGTCTGCAAGACTTCGCTTGTGGCTGTGTCGTTGAGGAAGTCAATAGTGATAGATGCTGCTTCAAGACCCTTGACGAACTTGTGTCCTGAATCGCCCATTGCTGTTACTTCGAGTTCATCGAAAGTGCGGTTGATTGTTATTGCTGTGACGTGATCAGATAGGTCAACTGAATTGACTGTTAGAACTACGCCATTGTTTAGAAATACTGCCATTTCAGTTATTCCTCATCTTTCTTGGTAGTTGGTTTTGGTGCTGCTTTTACTTCTGGAGTTTGTCCGATTTTCGCAAGAAAAGCGTCTCGCTCCTTTTCCCAGTCGCTCATGACTAGCTCCATTCCGTTAGGGTACTGATTGCGAC